TTATACGAAATACACACCGATTTAGATTTGCCAGGTTTTGAAGATCAAAACCAAATGGGCGAAAACACTGGATTGAAAATGCCTTATATCGTCACAATCGTGGAGAAATCTGGTGAAGTATTATCGATCAAGAGGAATTTCAACGAAGCCGATCCGTTACGCAGTAAGATACCTTATTTTGTACACTATAAGTTCTTGCCTGGTCTTGGGTTTTATGGCTTTGGTCTTACACACATGATAGGAGGCTTATCAAGAGCTTCTACATCAATACTAAGACAATTAATAGATGCAGGAACATTATCTAATCTACCTGCTGGATTTAAAGCTAGGGGTGCTCGTATACGAGATGACGAAACACCACTGAATCCAGGTGAGTTTAGAGATGTTGATATGGTTGGCATGGACTTACGTCAAGCTATTATGCCATTGCCATTTAAAGAGCCATCACAAACTTTATATTCACTATTAGGGACATTAATAGACTCAGGTAGACGTTTTGCTTCCATGGCTGATATGAAAGTTGGTGATATGCAGGGCAACTCACCTGTAGGCACAACAATGGCTATAATGGAACGTGGCACAAAAGTCATGTCTGCTATACATAAAAGATTACATTATTCACAAAAGATAGAATTTAAAATACTTGCAAGAATATTTGCAATGGGTGCACCTATCTATCCTTATCAAGTGCCAGGTGCTCCACCAGAGATAAAGCAATCTGACTTTGATCAAAGAATAGATGTGTTGCCTGTATCAGATCCAAACATTTTTTCTATGTCTCAAAGAATAGCTTTAGCTCAAACACAATTGCAACTTGCACAAAGTAATCCAGAAATTCATGGGCAAAATGGAATGTATCAAGCCTATAGAAAAATGTATGAAGCATTAGGCGTGTCGAATATAGATGCTGTGTTGCAACCTCCCCCACAGCCGATGCCCATGAATCCAGCAAAGGAAAATCAAGAGGCATTAAGAGGAGCAAGGTTGCAGGCTTTCCCAGAGCAAAATCATCAAGCTCACATATCTGCACATTTAGCTATGATTGCAACACCAATAGCTCAATCAAATGCTTCAATTGTTATGACATTGCAAGGGCATATATCTGAGCATATTGCAATGATGTCAGAGATACAAGCACAACAAGAGATTACTGCTAACATGACACCAGAGCAACAAGCTATGATGCAATCTGATCCTAATGCAATGCAACAGTTTCAAACACAAGTGGCTTCAAGAGCTGCTGAAATATCAAGTGAGGTAAGTGAGCAGTATGCACAATCTATTACTCCACCACCTAGTGAAGATCCTCTTGTATCTATAAGAAAGCAAGAGTTAGCATTAAAAGGTCAAGAGTTAGCTCAAAGACAAGAACAGTTTGAAACTAAACAACAATTTGCACAAGATAAGGAAAGAAATGATGTGCTTCTTGATCAGCAAAGACTTGACCAACAAGAAGAGATAGCAAATCAAAATGATCAAACCAAAAGAGATATTGCTGCAGCAAAAGAAATGAAAGGATAAATCATGGTTAGTTCTATAAGAGAAAAAATATATGAGGTTGAAAAACAAAAAAAAATACAAAGAAGAATTTCAAAGCAAATAGACGATGACATGAAATCTTCTTTTATCTCAGTAGATAGTTTCAACAACAAAAACCAAAAAAATGAGGTTACAGATGCCGTTGAAGAAAGGCAAAAGCCAGAAAACAATAAGCAAAAATATCAGAAAGTTGAGGTCGGAGAGGTACCCACAGAAACAAGCAGTAGCGATAGCACTGTCAAAAGCGGGAAAGTCAAAACCTCAAAGTCAAAAAAGAAAGAGAAAAAAGCCAGTAAAAAAAGCTAATGGTGGTATTATAAAAAAGTTTTCTGATATAGCAAAACCACAAAAATTTAAGGGGATATTCTAATGCTAGATCCTGCCTCAATTGGCATAGCTATTTCTGCCGCTAATACGGCATTCTCGGCAATCAAGCGTGGATTTGCCGCTGGCAGAGAAATTGAGTCTATGGGAAAAGACCTTTCACGCTGGATGGGTGCTGTTTCAGACGTAGAGAATACTGAGAAGTCTGCAAAAAATGCCTCACCACTTAGAAAACTATTTAAAGGAAAAGAGATAGAAGCGTCTGCCATCGAAGCTTTTACGGCAAAAAAGAAGATGGAAGCACAAAGACAAGAGCTTAAATCATTTATTAATTTTCACTATGGAGCTAATAGTTGGAATGAAATTCTTAGAATGGAAGCTGAGATAAGAAAGAAAAGAAAAGAGGAAATATACGAGAGACAAGAACTCATACGAAAAATTTGGGAATACATAGGTTGGTTTTTTCTTTTTTGTAGCATTGTGGGTTTTGTCTTTCTTTTGGCTTATTTATATAAGGAGCATAGAAGATGAAAATGTGGAAATTTGCAAGTGTAACATTAATTATTTGGTATTGTAGTTTTTGGCTTGGGTTTTATTTTGGAGGTTAATAAATGACACAAAAAAAATTACAAAAAGACTCTATTTTAGATGAATACGATCTTGATAGTGATAACGAAATCACTAACGAGGAGCTTCAACAAGCAAAAGAAATTAAAGAAATGGAGACTAAACTTAGAAAGAACTTAGCACAGCTAAGGATGGCAAGATATACACTAATTGGTATGGGTGTGTTTACTGTGGCTTTATTTTTTGTCCCCATTGATCGTGTAAAAGCCCTAAGTGATGTCTCTAATCTTCTGTATATTTCAGGCTCTTCAATTGTCGGTTTCTACATGGGCAGCAGTGCTTACATGGCAAAGAATGGTAAATAGATGGCAAAAAAAGATCCGAAAATTGGTACAGGAAAAAAACCTAAAGGTTCAGGCAGAAGACTCTACACTGACGAAAATCCAAAAGATACTGTTAGGATTAAATTTGCAACTCCTGCTGATGCTCGTGCAACAGTTGCAAAAGTTAGAAGAATTAATAAGCCTTATGCTCGAAAAATTCAAATCCTTACTGTCATGGAACAAAGGGCAAAAGTGATGAAAAAAGCTGAAGTTGTTCGTATAGCAAAAAAAGCAAAAGAGTCCTTAAAAAAAGCTAAGAAAACATGACTGCATTTTTATTGACTTGTTTTTTAAACGCAAATCTTGATTCAAAAATTTATTTTAAAGATGTGAACAATTGTCTGTATTATGCCGAAAAGCTTACAGAACAGTCTGTAAAAATACCAGAAAAGGTTGAAAGTTATAAATGTATGTGTAAACTCGTGGCATATATAAACGACAAAAAAACTAAAGTGTATTAGGAGGTAGCGATGTTACAAGCACTTATAGGACCCGTCACAAGTTTGGTGGGAAAATTTATAAAAGATAAAGATCAACAGGCTAGATTGAGCCATGATTTAGCAACCCTTGCTTCTCGTCATGCTCAGGAGCTAGCGAAAGGTCAAATTGCTGCTAACGCTGAACAGGCGAAGCATCCGTCATTATTTGTGGCAGGCG